TGTGAAGGTTTATTTGAAGATTCTAGGAAAGCTTTATCCAAAAGGCACTTTGAGTGGTACTTAAATCGCACTTTTTTAGATGGCAACCACTATGTTTCATATAATTCCACATCTAATAGACTAGAAGTACCTCCTAGAAAAACAGGAGAGGTTAGAATTGTGGTAAATAAGGTTAAATCAGTTAAAAGAAATATAAAAAATTACTGTGTTAGAACTGAGCCAAAATGGGAAGTTATACCAGGAGATATTGATGATGAAACCATAGACAATGCCCGCAAGTCTGGAAAATTACTTGATTATATTTATCGCAAACTTCACCTAGAGCAATATGTCTCAGGTGTAGTTGACTCTGCCCTAGATACTTCAATTGCCTGGACAGAACTTGATTGGGATAAAAAAGCAGCCAAAGGATTGGGTCAAGTTTCTATTAAACTTCACGATTCATTTGATATTTTTCCAGATCCGAGAGCATATATATATGAAGGCAGATATAAAGGAAGATTTTTAGCTAAAGCTTTGAAGAAATCACTCAGAGAAATAAATAATGATGAAAGATATAACAAAAAAAATAGAGGTTTAGTTGAAGCAGACAAAAACGAAGAATCATCTGACATTAAGACTAGATTAATTAATAAAGAAAGTGGATCCCTAGAAAATGAGAAGATTAAAAGAGCAACTATTAAAGAATTCTTTTTATATGATGAAGTTAAAAATGAAAAAGGTGGAAACTTTATTTTATTTACCTATGCTGGTGGTCAAGTCTTAAGAGATGAGTCGATTAAAAACACAGAATACCCAATTTATGTTATGCAAATAGATATGAAGCCAAATTCACTGTATCAGAAGTCTTGGGTAGCTGATTCAATTCCTCTAAATAAAGCCTTAGACAGATCTCTCTCTCAGAAAATTATGTATGTTAATCAGGCATTGGTTTATCGAATAATCGCTGAAAAAGGTCATGGGGTAAATGTTTCTTCATTTAATAACGATTCTGGGGTTGTTTATGAAATTAATCCTAATCGTAAATGGGAACAAATGGCAATTCAAGCTTTACCAGGGACACTTGACTCACTAACTGGAGAAATTAACGCCAAAATAGAAGATGATATGGGGTCACATGATGCTTCATTTGGATCTATGCCTACTGGAGCTAGATCTGGCAAAACCCTAGAAGCTATTCAAGCTGCTGACTCCAATAACTTAACTGGTATTATTTCTTCTTTGAATTCATTCTTATCAGTTCTTGGAGAAGCTATACTAGATATAGTTTCTGAAAAATATGTAGCCTCTAGGGTAATTAAATTGACTGAGCCTGAAAATGGAGAACAATATACCAAGGTAATAGGAGATTCTGCTAAACAAAGACCAGAGGGAGCAGTTATTATAAATAAAGATAATGAAGTAATAGTTAAAATTGGTTCATGGCTTGGTTATACCAAAGAGGCCCAGAGAGAAACTCTAAAAGAGTTAGCTGGTCTGGGAGCATTACCAGTAGAAGAAATTTTAAGACAATTTGAATTCCCCAATGTTGAAGAACTTAGTAAAAAAGCTAGGGTGGAAAGATTAGAAAAACATGAACTTGATGCAGAAATAGCTGGAAGAAAAACTGGTGGAAGTCAAATAGATAAAATGGTAGAAATGGCCGATAAAGAAAATATGGAAATGATGAATGGGAACCCACTACCCCCAACAGAGGGTGCTACTCCAGAGCATAATCAGGCTCATTATGATTTTATGGAATCTAATACTTTTTCTTCAGCTGGCCCAGAAATTCAACAAATAATTTCTCAACACGCTGATGGAGAAGCTCAAGAACTGGAACAATTATAAATTTATGTTATAATGTTGTTGATAAGACCAAGTTAATACAGTCTTATTGAAAGTTAAAAAAAATGGCTCAAGATGACCAAGTAGAGGAGAATGAGCAAACTGAATCCAAAGATGAAACTTCATCCGAGGACAATCAGGAAGCTCAGGAAACCAAACAGTCAAACGAAGACGCAAGTGAGCAGGATACATTTGAACTTCCAGACGGAAGAAAAGTTGATGCTTCAACTTTATCTAAAGAATGGAAAGATAATTTTTATCCAGAGTTCACTAGACGATCTCAGGAGCTTTCTAAGTTAAGGAAAGAATCTGAGGAAAAACAAGCTAAAGCAGAAACCGATGCCCGTAGTGCTGTAGCTGATAATAATGCTTTAAAAGATGTACCTGTAGAGGTAAAAGAAGCTATTGTTAACATTGTTACACCATTACTAGAACAAAGGGAACAAGAAAAAACAGCCGAGCAAGAACGCATAAACAGTGAAAAGGAATTTAAGAAAAATCTTGATAGCTTGGAAAAAGAGTTTGATGGTAAAAAATTTGGCGTACCTAAGTTTGATAGGAATAAGGTTCTCGTAGAAATGAGAAAACCTGAAAATAAAATTTTTGATCCAAAACAATTATGGATTGAAATGAACAGAGATTCCTACGAAGATTACTTGGTTAAAAAAGCATTAAAAGATCAATCAGGTGGACTCAACACTGAATCCACTCAAGGAGATCATAGCAAGCCAGATCCTAAAACTCCAAAAACTTTCCAAGAAGCAAGAAAAGCTGCTTTATCACGATTCCTCAAATAGATATTTCCTAAACCAAACTAGTTGTTAAAAATATAAATTGCTAATCACAAGGAGGTGATAATATATGGCACAAAATTTAAGTAACTTTGACGAAGCCCTCAAAATTGATTATTTACCCGTTGTTAGAGAACAGCTTGAAAACTCTACTATTCTTTTGAATAAAATTCAAAGAGATAGTGAAAATGTAGAAGGTAAAAGATGGCAATTAACCGCCCACTATCAGCGAAACTCTGGTGTTGGTGCTGGTACTGAAACTGCCTTACCAACCGCAGGTCAACAGGCTTATAAAAATCCCTACGGAAATGTTAGATACAATCGTGGCAGAATCCAGGTTTCTGGCCCTGTTATGAAAGCATCTAAGACAAATAAGGGTGCGATGGTAAGAGCATTAGACTCAGAAATGCAAGGTGTTACTAGAGATCTTAAAAAAGAAATTAACTATCAGTTGTTCAACGATGGAACTTCCAGGCGTTGTTTAGTTAATGGTGATCCTGGAACTGGAACTACTTTAACAGTAGACTCTCCAGGCACTATGTATTTGTCTGATGGAATGGTTATCGCAGTTATTGGAGATGATGATGGTGTCGCCAATGATGCAACTGCTACTATTACTACTGTAGATTCTTCTACTGAAGTAACTGTTTCAGCTGCTCTGGACACAAACATCGCAGATAATGACTGGGTAATTAGATATGGTTCTCATGACGGAGCTGGTGTAGAAAACTCAGATTCTTACGAAATGATGGGACTTAAAGGTATTGTTGATGATGCTACTTATGTAACAACTCTTCATAATCTTTCTCGTTCTACATACGCATGGTGGAAATGTTCTACCTTTACTAATGATGATAATTCTGGAACTAATCGTGATTTAACTCTCGATTTGATTCAAGAAGCTATTACAGCAGTAGAGAAGAACGGTGGCGAAGTTGATCTAATTCTTTCTTCACACGATCTAAGAGATACCTATGCATCACTTGTGACTGCTGATAAGAGATACGTAAACACTTTGACACTTGATGGAGGTTGGAAAGCCCTAGAGTATTCTAGTGGTGGAAACGGAGCTATCCCTTGGGTAGCTGATGTTGATTGTCCTCCAAACACCATTTTCTTCATTGACTCCAAACACCTTCGCCTCATGGAAATGAGTGGATGGGATTGGATGCAGGAAGATGGAGCTATCTTATCCAGGGTTTCTGGATACGATGCCTACGAAGCAGCTTTGTTCTGGTATTCAGACCTAGCTACCGACAGGCCAAAAGCGCACTCGTTCTTAAGAGATGTTCAATAAAATTTGAAGTCATCTAACACTTTATTACTCAGTTAGATCGGTTAAGGGGTTGTCCGTAAACAACCCCACTCTAAAGTATCCTCAGTTAGAGGGGAAAACTGCTATTTAGTGTGAAAGGAGGTGAGAAAAAATGATTAAAAGACGAAATATTTCAAAATCCCACAGAGACACTTTTGTTATCCAAGATTATCAGGCTTCATCTATAGCTGATAAAGTTATTGGTATTGTTCCAGTAAAATGTGAATTGATTGCGGTCAAGGAAGTTCATGGAACTAAAGGTTCTGATGGTAGTGCAGTAACATTATCAGTAGAAAGACTACAGGGAACAGAAACCTCTGAAAATGGAGATGCTGTAGTTAATGCTACAATCAATCTTAAAGGAACTGCTAATACAGTTCAATCAGGAACGATTGTAAAAACATCAAATATTCATCAGTTTGCTGCTGGAGACAGAGTTGGACTCAATGTAACTGGTACAAGTACAGCGGTTGCAACTATGAATGTGGTCTGTTTATTTAGACCAATAGATTAATAATTTAGAAAGGAAATATGATTAAACGCAGAAATATTGCCAAGACTCACCGAGACACATATACTCTCTCTGATTCTCAGGCATCTTCCATAGCCGATAAGGTTTTTGGGATTGTGCCTGTTAAATCAGAATTGGTATGTGTCAAAGAGGTTCATGGCACAGCTGCTGGTCAGACTTGTACTATTGCAGTTGAAAGACTGCAAGCAGTAGAGACCTCTGGAAACGGAGACCAAGTTGCAACAGGGATAGATGGCGAAGGTACTGCTGATACAGTCCAAACTGCTACACTAACCACAACCGCAGCGAATTTAATATTCGCAGCAGGTGATAGAGTTGGAACTAATATGTCTGGAACAAGCACAACAATGGCAACAATGAACCTTGTTTGTGAATTTAGACCAGTAGATTAAAAAAATTGGGGTGTAAAAACCCCCTTTTTTTGCTAAAATTCAGTCATGACAAAGAAAAAAACTAAGATATTTATTGCCATTTTAAACCAAGGCTTTACTACATCAGGATTAGAGACTCAATTATGGAAGTGGATGATGGATTTTAGCAAAGAATATACTTATCATTATTTTCCCACTACATATGACCATAGACCTATTTCAAACAATAGAAACCATATAGTCAAAGATTTCTTGGCTACAGATTGTGAATATTTAATGATGTTAGATGATGATACTTTCCCAATTAAAAACCCCCTAGAGTTAATAATATATAATAAAGATGTTATAGGAGCAATCTACCCAGGTAGAGATAATAATGGAATTCATTTTCATGTATATAAGTTTGGTAAAGAATATCCTAAGAAGATAATATTTGAACAATATGAAAACTCAGAAATTAAAGGACTTACTCAAGTAGATGCCATAGGAACTGGTTGTATTATAATTAGGCGTAATGTTCTTGAGAAAATTAAACGCCCATTTGATGATATGTTTGACAAAGAAGGATTAATGATTACAAATGATGACTTACACTTTTCAATTAAATGTCAAAAAGCAGGATTTGAAGTATGGACTCATGGTGAATATATGTGTAGTCATTATAAAAAAGTAGATTTATTACAAATGGCACACCTATTAATAAGGGCTAAAAATGACAACTGAAGAAAAAGAAATGCTACGATTAAAAGAGCTGGATAAAATAGATGGAACTATTGGAGCTAAAAAAGTTGGAATGATTGTTGATTTATATAATAAAAATATAGATAAAAAGAGAGAAAAAGATTATAATAATGATGTAACTGATAGAAATTTATATTATTACAAGTTATGGCAGAGAGCCATAGAAGAAATTAGATTTGGGATGAAACCAAGAGAAAAAAGTAAACCACATATTTCTCTCCCACCAGATACAAGCGGAGGAGGAATATTACTATCAAATGGAGAAAAATATACCAAAAACAAAGATAAAAAAAATGCCAAGCAAAAGAGTTTTAGAAAAGTTTCTTGATGGATTACATGGTAATGCTAGTGTTTATTTTGACACACATAAAGGAGAATTTGTTTCTAGTGATGAAAAGCTTGATAAGTGATTTTGATAATTGTATAATATGTGTAGTATAATATAACTATGAGTAAACCAGAGAAACCTTCAGCAGTATATATAGACGCTAATAGAAATCCCATAGGTGATACAGACTGGGGTTTAAGGGCTGAAACTGCAATTACTCTTGCTAGTGCTACTCTTGGTACAAACACCATATTTACCGTTACCGGAACTGTTTTAATTAGAATTATTGCTATTTGTGAAACCACTCTAACTGGAGCTAGTGCTACTCTAGAGCTTGGTATATCAGGAAATACTGCAAAATTAATTGCTCAAACCACTGGTACAGATATTGATGCTGGTGAAATTTGGCATGATGCTACTCCAGATTCAGGCATAGAGTTATCATCAGTTGCTGTAGAAAATATTTTAACTAATGGATCTGATGTTATTTTAACCATAGGAACCGCTGCTGTTACCGCCGGTAAAATTAGATTTATTGCTTGTTGGTATCCTCTATCTGCTGATGGAAAAGTTGAAGGAATTAAGGGCGGAGTATATGCAGCTCAAGTTTCTAGTTTAAGCCCCCAGGATGAAGATTAATGCCAATTTG